ACCCTATCACAAGTAACAAAGAAATATCCAGAGACAAAGGATGCAGAAGAGCAATAGCAGCCCCACGTGGACACGCAAAGAGTACAAACTTTACATTTAAGGACACGCTGCATGCAGTTCTTTACGAGTACAAGCATTATCCAATGATTCTATCCGATAGCACGGAGCAATCAGAAGGTTTTCTTACAGACATCAAAACTGAGCTAGAAGAAAATAAAACCATAATGGAGGACTTTGGAAACCTTAAGGGCAAGGTGTGGAAGACCGGAGTAATACTAACAAGCACAGATATTAAGGTTGAAGCAATAGGCTCAGGCAAAAAGATAAGAGGTAGAAGGCATAGAAACTGGAGACCAGACCTTATTGTAATGGACGATATTGAAAACGATGAGAATGTCAACACACCAGAGCAACGAAAGAAGCTTGAAAGCTGGTTCTATAAAGCGGTAAGTAAGGCAGGAGACACATACACAGATATTGTATATATCGGGACTATACTCCACTATGATTCGTTACTCTCAAAGGTTCTAAAAAATCCTGAATATCATTGCGTAAAGTATCGTGGAGTAATAAGCTTTGCAGAGCAACTTGACCTTTGGAGTGCATGGGAAGCAATATACACAGACCTTGAAAATGACAGACGACAAGAAGATGCAAGAGACTTCTTTGAGTCTAATAAAGAGGATATGCTGCAAGGAACAGCAGTTCTTTGGGAAGCAAAGTTATCTTACTATGACCTAATGGTTATAAAAATATCTGAGGGTGAAGCTTCCTTTAATTCTGAAATTCAGAATGATCCAATAGACCCTGATTCATGTACATTTCAAGAAGAATGGTTTGACTTCTACGACGAGACAGCTATTAACTTTGCTGACCCTGACTTTGTGTTCATTGGATCAAACGACCCATCACTTGGTAAAAACAAAAAAAGTGATACCTCTTCACTTATTGCAGTGGCTAAGAATTTACGTACAGGATACATGTATATAGTAGAAGGCAGCATTGAAAAACGAAAGCCTGATGCAATAATAGAAGATGCAATTGAAATGTCAAGACGACTAAAGAGGGACTACAAAAAACCATTCTATAAATTTGGAGTTGAGACAGTACAATTCCAATACTACTTTAAGGATGTAATGGTAAAAAAGAGTATGGAAGCGGGGGAATATCTCCCAATAGAAGAAATAAGCAGCGTACAGAGTAAGAATGTAAGAATTGAATCACTACAGCCATTTATAAAAAATAGGTATTTGAAGTTTAATGCGAAGCATAAGACCTTGCTCCAACAGTTCAAAGAGTATCCAATGGGTAAGAATGATGATGGACCCGATGGAGTCGAAATGGCTGTTAGGTTGGCACTTACTATTAAAAGCAGCACAAAGGTTGACTATAAATCTGTACTAGGTAGAATGATGAAATTTAAAAAGGGTGCATATTAAGGGGGTGAAGATTTGGAATGGCTTAATATAAACAGGTCAAACAGTATGAAAAAGAAGCCTGAAACAAGAGAAATAGCAGTTGCACAAGTACAGGATAAATACTCTACATATCCCAGTAATGGACTCACCCCTGTAAGACTTGCACAGATATTCAGGGAAGCTGACTCAGGAGAAGTCCTCCGTCAGATGGAGCTGTTTGAGGAAATGGAAGAAAAAGACCCTCACCTTTTTTCACAGCTACAGACTAGGAAAAACGCAGTCACTGGGCTTGATTACGAAATAATTTCATTTTCTGATGAAGAGACAGACAAAAACATTGCAGAGTTTGTAAAGCAAGAGATAGAAAGCCTAGAAAACTTTGAAGATGTATTAATTGACTTGTTAGATGCTATCGGCAAAGGAATAGCATTCAGTGAGATTATTTGGACATATGATGATGGAAAAGTAACCATAGATGATATTAAGTGGAGGCATCAAAAAAAGTTTTTCTGGGATGAAAATGACAAATTAAAAGTTATGACAAAAGAGAATCCAAGTGGGATTGAGCTTCCTGAAAATAAGTTCATAATCCATAGATATAAAGCAAGGTCAGGACATCCGAGCAGGGCAGGAGTACTTAGAGTATTAGCATGGATGTATCTATTTAAGAACTATGATATTAAGGATTGGGTAAGCTTTTGTGAAGTCTTTGGAATGCCACTAAGACTAGGTAAGTACAATCCATCTGCAAGCAATGAGGACAAAGCAGCACTAATGAGAGCATTGGTGCAGATTGGTACAGATGCAGCAGGCATAATACCTGATGGAACAGAGATTACATTCACAGAGAGTTCAAAATCTACATCAATAAACTTATATGAATCATTAGCGAGATTCTGTGATGAGCAGATGTCAAAGGCAGTGTTAGGACAAACGCTTACCAGTGATGCAGGTGGAGGATCATATGCTCAGTCAAAGACTCATAATGAGGTTAGACATGATTTAACTGTTGCTGACTGTAAGGCTATAGCAGCTACATTGAGAAGGGACTTAATACGACCTCTTGTAATATATAACTTTGGTGAAGATAAAAGAATTCCATACATACGATTTGACTGTGAAGAAGCAGAAGACCAAAATGAAACTGCTGACATATACGATAAGCTGATAGGTTGGGGACTTAAAATATCAACTGCTCACCTGTACAAAAAATTTAGTATTCCGAAGCCAGAGGATAACGAGGAGGTAGTAGCTCCAGCAAGACAATTACCACTTAAAAATGATTTACGAGTAGTTACCAACAAAGTCGAAACAGATGAAGAACTTCAAAAGATAACTAAAGAGTATCAGGACAATATCGACAAGATGGCTGATGCAGCCATTAACCAGAGCAAGGATATATTTACAAGAATATTTGAGCCTATTAAGGAACTGCTTGAGCAATCAGAAAGCCTTGAGGAATTGAAGCAAAAGCTTGAGGATGACAAGTTTGTTGAGAATATATATAAAAGTATGGATATTGAGGACTTAGAAGAGTTGCTTCAAAAGGCAATGTTTTATGCAGACCTATTGGGAAGGATGAAGGAAAATGAAAGACCTGTTTAAATTGCTTACAGAAGAGATTGTATTTGAGGAGGCAGCAGAATATTTTAAGGATAAGCTTACTCTAAAACCATCTGAATTTTATAAGCTATCCGAGCAATATAGGTCAATAAGCTTTACAGTATCAGGATATACAAAGCTACAGGTACTTGAAAGATTTCACAAAGAGCTTTTAAAAGCAATCGAAGAGGGAAGTACTCTTAAAGATTTTAAAGAAAAGATGAATGACTTCTTAGAAAACAAAGGCTACAAAGGTATAACAAACTTTCAAGCTGATAATATCTTCAGGACTAATATTCAAACAGCGTATCAGGTTGGACATTATAAACAAATGACTACACCAGAAGTACTAAAGTATAGACCATATTGGCAGTATGATGCTGTAGGGGATAAGCATACAAGACCATCACATTTAGCTATGGATGGAAGAGTATACAAAGCTGATAATCCTATTTGGGATACATGGTATCCACCTAATGGCTTTAGGTGTAGATGTGGAGTTAAGACTTTATCTGAAAGACAGGTAAAGGAAAGAAATCTAAAAGTAGAGACCAATGCTCCATTAGCTGCTGAGGTCGGAGGACGATTTGTTAATATACTGCCTGACCCTAGTTTTTCACATAATCCAGCTAAGATGGCTTTTAAACCTAACATAGAGAGTTATCCTGAAAGCCTAAAAAAAGCATATGAAAAGAGAGAAAAAACCAATCCAAAATAAAGGCTTAATTTTATAGTATTAACACCTAATAAGGTAAATATACCTAAAATCAAATTCACATGCGTTATAACGCGTTATAACGCTGTTACAAGCGAAATTAAAATAGGACAAGGCGTGATGAAAGCATGAAGAAATATATATTAAATGTCAGCTCCACAGAAATCAGTGGGGTTCCAGAAATAGTTAAGCTGCTTCCACTTGGACTAGTTAAGTCACAAAAGGGTGACTTTGTGGTGGATGAAGAAAGCTTTCGGCAGATAAAAAACACCTTTAATAATAGGGGTATAGATATCGTAATTGACTATGAACACCAAACCTTGGAGAATGTTCAAGCTCCTGCTGGTGGCTGGATAAAAGAATTATTAATTCAGGATGAAGCTATTGCTGCTAAAGTAGAGTGGACACCAAAGGCAAAAGAATATTTGCAGAACAAAGAATATAAATATCTTTCTCCTGTTGTACTGGTTAGAAAATCAGACCAAAAAGCAGTTGTCCTTCATTCGGCAGCTTTAACAAATACACCTGCTATTGATGGAATGTTTGCAATAGTTAACTCAATAAATCTTAGTGAATACGAAGAAGGAGGAAATAAAATGGATCTAAAAATGTTAGCAGCTCTTTTGGGACTTCCAGAGGGTGCAACAGAAGAACAAATATTACAAGCAATTAAGACACTTGTTGGAGAGGTACATAAGCTTAAAGAGGAAGCAAAGAAAGATAGTAAAGGTGCAAATACTGAAATTGTAGCAAATAAGATTATAAGTGGGCTTTTGGGATTAGATGATAAAGCAAAAACTGAGGATGCAGCTGCTGCTATAATGGCTCTTAAAAATCCTGCAAATTATGTACCTAAAAGT